TATAGGATTATTATTAATGGGGTTGAATCAGGAGGTACAGGAAGTTCTTTTAGACCTGTAGCTTATTCAGCAAATAAAAGAGGAGGAGGTGCTACAAGTGCTGCTTCTGTAAGGGTACATTTAAGTATTATGGATGAGATTGGTAAATTTGCTGTAAGTCCTATTTCTATTTGGGGTTCTAATAGAGCTTTGACAAGGAGAAATACACAATTTGGAGTACAGTTACTAGCAGGAACTTCAGGAAATTTAGAGTTGGTACAAGAAGCTAAAAAAATATTTGAGAACCCAAAAGATTTCAATATGGTTTCTTTTAAAAACTCATATTCCTCTACTCCTGGTGGAAAGATTGGATTTTTTATTCCTGCTTTTTTAACAAAAAGGGATTTTAAAGATGAAGATGGTAACACTTTAGTTGCTGATGCTTTAGAATTTTTTGTTAAACGTAGAGCTAATTGTGCAACAATTGAAGTATTAGCTGAAGAGATGATGAACTACCCTATTGAGGTTGAAGATATGTGGATTCAAAAGAAAGGTAGTATATTTAGTAAAGAACAAATAAGGAAACGTTTACAACAATTAACGTTAATGAAGAATCAAGGAAGAGAAGATTCATTTAGAAGGTTTGCTAAATTAACTTGGAATAATAATGATGTTGATATAGAATGGATTGATTCTAAAAAAGCTGTTACAATTGATAGTTTCCACGATAGTCAAGGAGATAATGCTAAGAAAAAGAATGTTAATACAGATATAATTATTTATGAATTACCTGAAGAAAATTCTCCTGATGATTTATACTTGTTTTCATGCGATACTTATGTAGCTGAAGAAAAAGATGAAGGTAGTTCATTAGGAAGTATATTTGTTTATAAAAACCCAAAATATGTTTCTAAAGGATTTACGGGTAATATTATTGTAGCAGAATATACAGGTAAACCTGACAATAGAAATATATTCTATGATAATTTATTAAAGCTTATAACTCTTTATGGTTCAAAAAAAAGATGTTTAATGTTTGAAGCTAATAGAGGTGCAGATAAATTGACAGAATATTTTAAAAAGCGTAATAAAGAACATTTATTAGCATTTACTCCTGATAAATATAGGAATCAATGGAAACAAGGAATGTCAAATAAATATGGTTATCTTATTACAGCAGAATCTAAAACAGAGCTTTTAACTTACTTCTCAGAGTGGCTTATGGAAGAAAATGAGCAAGAAGACGGAATTAAATTAAATGTAGAAAGAATTTGTAGTATTGGATTACTTAGTGAACTCCTTGCCTATGATTATGAAAGGGATAAATCAAAGAAAGATAACTACGATAGAATAATGTCATTCTTAGGTTGTTTAATCGCTAAGAGAGAAGTTATCAATGAATTTATTAAAATAGAAACTAAAGGAAGAAGTATTTATGATGCTTTTTCCGAGAGGTCTAAAAAATATAAACTAAAAAATAATGTACTTTTTGGGAATACCAGAACTTAGGCTTTCAGAAGCAGAAAAATATAAGGATAATCAAAAATGGTTTAAAACTGTGATGGAGTATCATGTTCCCATGGGAAGTTTAGGTAACTTTGTTACAGAAGCTTCTAAAAAAATGATAGATAATTATCGTTATATAAATAATATATTTGACTATAATGAATGGTCAGATGTTTGTGATGAATTAGGTATAACAGAAGATAACTTTAATAATAATTTCTTTAAAGTTAATATAATACCTGTAGTTGTTAATTATCTAAAATCAGTTGAACTACGGAGAAATGATACTTATACTCCTTTGTTAATGACTCAACAATCACTTATACAAAAGGATGAAGAGTTAAGAAACAAAGTAGCACAAGCTGTACAAGGTAGAATATTAGCTGTAATGATGGCTAGTCAGAAATACCAAACTTTACTTGCCGAAGGGCAAGATGACCCTAAAGCACAAGAAGAAATGCAAAAACTTCAACAAGAATATGAAGCAATGTATCCAATTCCAAAGATTGAAGGTTATCTAAGTGAGCTTGAGATTTTGGGTAGTAAGATTGTGCAATACGCAACTTATAATAATAAAGTTAAATATAAAAAAACTAAGAATGAAACATTTGAAGATGTAATTCTTAATTATGGAGAGATTATCAGACTTACTCCAACTTATGACGGTATTGATATTCAACGTATCAATTTACCGTATTTTTTGTGTCATAAAAGTCTTGATACAGAATATGTGCAAGATGGCTCATGGGCTAGTTATACACAAATGTTTACCCCTTATCAATTAAAACTTGAATTTCCTGAAGTTAAGGACGAAGAGTGGGCAAAAATAGGCTTAGTAGCACATGATGTTAAAATGGTTACTAATGACATTACAACAGCTCATCACGATAAATATCCTGAATGGGAATTTCAAGCACTTAATTCAGGTAGTCTTGATTGGTTAAATCCTGATAGAGGTTGGGGAACTGGAATGTTACCTAACTTGCATAGGGAAAGACTTATTCCTGTTACTCATTTTGAATTTGTAGCTTTTAAAGAAATGGGAATTTTAAAAACTACTGACCAATTTGGTAATGAAATAGTAGAAATTGTTGATGAAACATTTGAAGAACCTAAAGGAGTAGTAGAAAATAGAATGAATAATTGGGGTTTTGAATCACCAATCCTTCGTTTTGAAGGGGGGACACTAGAAAAACTTTGGATACCTAGAAGATATGAGATTACTAGAATAGGATTAAACTTCTATACTAGAATGAGAGAGTGCTTGTATCAAACAGTAAATATAGATAATCCTTTTCAAACACAATTGTCATACTTTGGTAAATTTTATTCTCATTACAATTCCCAACCTATTTCTATGTTTGAAAGGTTAAAACCTTATAATGTATTTTATAACGTTATTTTCAATAAGTTTATTAAGCTTGTAGAACGTTGGGATGGATATTTAATTCCTCTTGACCTTGACGCTATACCTGTTGAATTTGGACATACAAGTCCAGATAGTGCTTATGACCCTGACTTAGCAATGGAAAAATTCTTTAAGCTTAGGAAAGATGGTTACTTGATACAAAAACAATTTGTAGAAGATGGTAAATTAACTAGACCTTCACCTGCAATTCTTAATGCTGAAGTTGGTAATACATTTAGAATACTAATAGAACTTCTTAACTGGATTAAGACAGAAATTGGTATGATAGTAGGTGTAAGTCCTCAAGCTCTCTCTCAAATGATTAATAACAATGTAGGAGACAATCAACAAGCTTTGCTACAGACAAGTTACATGATTGACCCTATATTCCAACAACATAATTGGACTTGGCAAGAAATTATGACAGGTTATGTCAATAATTTTATCGAATGGGCTAAAGAAAAAGTTGAAAATGGTGGTGAACATAGGTTATCTTATATTTTTAGTGAGAATACAAAAGATACTTTGCTGTTAAAATCAGAAAATCTTGACTTAGCTTATTATGGAGTAGTTATAAGTAATAGCAATCCTAAAGAATATTATGATGTAATGATGGCTCATACACAAGCAATGATTCAAAATCAGTTAATTACAGAAGTGGAAATATCTTCTATGCTTTTAGCCATGCAAAGTGGGGAATCTCCTTATGAAATTCATAAGAAATTTATGAAAGCTAAAGAAGATAGAGAAGCTAGAGAAAATCAAATGCAGCAAATTGAACAACAAAAAATTCAAGCTCAAAAAGAAGGGGCTGAAGCAATGATTAAAGTTCAAAAAGAAATGGTTGATTTGAAAGAACAATGGGAAGAAGTACATTTAAAAACAAAAGGTGAATTTGAATTGAGAAAAGAGGCAATGAAAGTATATCAATTCCAAGATACTTTAGATGCTGATGCTAATGGAGTTCCTGACCCAATTGAAGCTGCTAAATTACAGCATACAATTAATATGGAGCAAGAAAAGTTAAACATTGATAAAGCTAAAGCTGTTACAGAAAGACGTTCTCAACTTTTTGAAGAACAAAAACATGCAGACCAATTAGTTGAAAACGAAAAAGA